CTTTTTTAAAAAAATTACTATTTTTTTTATTTTTTTAATTATTTCTATGATTTTTAAAAATATTTTTAAAATCATTTACGATCTGTATTTCGTCCAGTCTCTGCTCTGTGGCAGATTCCTGTTCCCAACAACTGAGCTACCCGTCGATTTATCATCAGCATACAACTTATCAGACTTCTGTCTATTGCATTGCCAATGCGATAACTGCAAGTTCTTGATGTCGGATGGATGACCGTTTCTATTGATTGGAATGATGTGATCGATAACTGGACTCAAAGGGTGCGGGTACTTCAAAGACTTGTCTACGGGTAGTCCGCATATTCCACAAGTATTTCTTGTTTTAAGGATAATCTTTTTATTCTTTTCAAAAGCTACTCGATGCGGTCCTGTTCTATCTTGCCGTAGGGTATTCATTGATGGGGGGCCTTTCTTTTTTAGGTAGGGGGGGTGATATTTTTAATATCATTTTTTTAGATAACCCAGGGTATTTTTTTATCAAGCCTGCCCCATTTTTTATTAAGGGGGGAGGGTACTTGAATTTAACATATCTTATATTCTGTTAATTTAAACCATAGGGCCGTCTTCCTTACTCTCTCATGAGATATATTTAATTTATCTTAATATGAATTTACTTTTTTTTATTATGTTAAATAAATACTGCTAATAGCTAAAATTCAACATGCTATTATCTAACTCATCCTGCTTAAATCCTATATAACCTAAGGTAATATCTGGTGAAGAATGATTGAATAATTCCATCAATATCCCTACATTTTGATTCTTTCTGTAGTGATGATAACCAAAGGTCTTTCTCATTGAGTGAGTTCCGATATTTGTAAGACCTGTATGTTCTCCTGCATCTCTTAAAATCTGATAAGCAGCTACCCTGCCAATATGTGTTATCCTCAACCCTTCGCTATTTACTTTTTTTCTGGAAGGAAATAGATAATCATAATCTTTCAGATCATTCTCTTTAATATAATGATCAAGGGCTTTTCTTAAGGCTGGATTAATAGCGAACCTTTTAGTCTTTCCAGTCTTACGTTCGGTCACTTCAATGTGACTCCCTTTCACACTTTTGACTTTTAATGGAAGGATATCACTAATCCGCATACCTGAATATAATCCAGTTACCATCAACACATAATCTCGTTCATTCTTATCTTTTAGATAATCCTTCATGCGTTCGATATCATCTGTATCACGGATTGGTTCTACTTTTCGCACATCCTCACCTCCAATCAAACGAAGAAGGCAGGGTGTGCCTGCCTAGTCCTTATTATTCGATAATACTAGTATAACACCGTTTTCCCAAAACAGTCTCCGCATTTACTCCGCATTTACTCCGCATTTACTCCGCTTTTCAACAACTAACACAGCATTTCTATATTGCTCAGCAAAAGCTAGCAGTGCCATATTCCTCATCTCGAAATATCTCGTATTCTCAATATGTAGTAGTCTAGCAATCTCACTATGTTGTAGTTTAGGTTGTCTGACATATCTATTAATTAAAATACAACGATAATCCGTATCAAATATATTGCTAATGGATTGCTCAATAGCTTCTAGTTCTGATGTTGCATCAGCTCTACGAATCCCTAATTTTTCAACCTGCTTGCTTGGACCTCCTCCGCCTCTCGGTTCAATCGTGAAGCTTTGAGTTATTTTTTGCTCAAGAGATTCACAAGCAATAATCTTCCAACGAGGGTATTCTTCAAGTTTCGACTCCGCCCGTCTAATGGTCTCTTGCTCATTGATTTCGGGTAAAAGCGGTATTCCTTCTAGACTATATTCCATGATACCTCCTTAAGCTACTTTTGGATTGGAATCAATCGAACAGACTCTTTCCATTTAATAAGTTTTCCGTTGTTGTCATTGTTGTGATACGGTGGAAGTCTGGCACCTTCTACTTCTCTATAGACTACTTTCTCTATTACTTTTACCAACGGCATTTTCTCCTCCCTTTTATTAACCCATCCGATCAGCCAGGCGGGGGGGACATCATATATTCTAGCAATCACTTCAATCTGTTTGATTGATGGCATCCCTCCTTTTTCATACAAGCGAATAGAGCTTTTAGATATACCTGTATCATTAGATACATCACTCACAGATAAGCCAAGATCTTCTCTCAGCTCTTTTAATCTTAATTCCATTTCTGGCCTTTCTTTTTAATAAAACTTCCTTCTTTGAGATTTCATGCCCTCGAATGAAATTCCGTGATCCTTATCAACACCTTTGCAGATCCGATCCATAATTGCTTGACCATAGACTTCGCCAATCTGCGCACTGCTCTTTAGATTACTTGTAATAATCGTACAATTACGGTTATCAAGAATTGAAAATAGGATTTCCTTACTCCAATCAGTGACCTTCTCTGTGCCTAAATCGTCTAGTACAAGATAGGGTACTTTCGACAAGCGAGCGACCCACTTCTGCTGAGTCTGGTCTGATGATCCGAAGTCGCTTCTGATTCTGGCAAGCAATTCTGGTATTTTGATAAACATCGCATGCTTTTTAGTCTTATCTGAAACCTGCTTAATAATGCCATAAGCTAGATGACTCTTACCAACTCCTGCAGGGCCAAGGAACAGAACATTATTTGTATCTCCAGCAACATAGCCATCCGCTATCCTAATAGCAGCATTAAGCTTGTCCTTCTGACTTTGGTCAGTGACCTGGTAATTGCCAAGCGTTGCCTGCTTCAATTCAGAATTTACAATTGAAGAATTGAATAGGACATCAATTCTTCTGGCTTCTAGACGCTTATCTTCCTGCTCCCAAAACTCATCTTGAAGTTTTTGCTCATCTTTCTCAATCAGCTCTTTGGCACAGGCGAAACAAACTTTTTTGTTAACCTCTTTAATGACAAACATCTGCTCTCCATGCTTTGAACAAACTTGATCACACGAAGTCAAGTTTTGTTCGACGTAATTATATAAACTCATGCACTTCCTCCAGACCTACTACAATCCATCATAAAGGCCAATTTCCCAAGCACTGCACGAGGATTAGGATGATTTATCATCAGATCTTTCTGCATTTCTCCCAGCGGATAAAATTGTGCTTCAAAAGCTTCGATTACTTCTAGTAAACTAATCATTCTATCACCTCAAATTCCGATATCATTATCTGGCAAAATTTGCGCTTGTTTCATAGGCCTTTCATTTAGATATCCTTCAAATTTTGTTCCAAACAAGGTTTCAGGTCTAAGATACTTGCTCATATTTGCATCATGTAGCCATTGACTGACTTTTAAATCAATCACTTGCTTAAAATCTTCTAGAGTATAACCCTCTTTTAATCGTGATTTCACAAAATTGACATTCTTTTCAACAAATTTAAAGGATTTTCCTGTTTTTTGATTTAGATAAGCTATCGGAATCCTAGAAACATAATTTTCAGGCTTGCTTTTTTGCACTTCAACAAGAGCGTTCTCATCTAGCCATCCTGGCAAAACAACATCTTCTACCTGCCCTATATGTTTCTTTAATTCTTCTTCTTTATCTTCTTCTAATTCTTTATCTATATCTGTTGCGTTACCTTGCGTTACTGTAACGTTACATGTAACGTTACTTTCTAACAATTTCTTTTGATTTTCACGATGCCGAGCAACCCTTTTCCTAGTTTGCTCTTTGATTTTTTCGATTCCTTCGATATTTTGATGCTTTTCCCAATTTGGCAAAGAAATAATTCCATCTATAATTTCAATCATTCCATATTTTTCAAATGTGGTCAGGGCGAATCTAACAGTATTGAGTGGTCTACTAAATAGCGTTGAGAGCATTTCATCTGTGTAATGCACTCGATTATTCATCATAAGTAGACCATTCCCACCTTCACGGCCAGCAAGAGTCAATATTTTAAACCAAATGACTAAAATGGCATCTCGTTCTGGCAATGCATCAATTAAGCGAATTTTTTCATCATCAAAAATATCAGTAGTAATCTTAATCCATTTAATTTCTGACATCCTTATATTCCCTTTCTAGTGAGCATGCCACTTTCTAGCTTGTTTTCGCTTAAATGCCGTCTGTGCCATATCTTCCCAAGTTTTACGAGCCAATGCTTCTACTAGATTCATTTTTTGTATTTCCAGATTATCAATCTTTGCATCCTGTTCTCCCATATCGTGATAACAGCGCTTGACTTCGTCTTTTAAAAATAAATATTCTTCGATTACTGATCTCATATTCTCAATGAAATCATTATTTTTTGAATTATCCATATTATCTCCTTAAAATTCCAGTTCATCTCGCTCTTTATAGTTTTTGTACATCATCCGTAGCCACATTCCGTCAATTTTTTCAAATTGGTCAAGAGTAAGATAATAAATCTGTTGCTCGAACCAATAAGCGAAATCTTCGAAATTATCGATCACAACAAAATTGTCATATATTTCAGCATAGTAATTGTCTCCGTAAAAATTACCTGAAATCGAATAAACGTAAAAGTAGTCTCTATGCTGACCTTCTTGCCTGTAGATTTTTAGTTTCATTTCAACTCCTTTGCAATAGCAGCAATAACATTCACGGTCACGCTGTTTCCTGCTTGTTTGTATAATTGACTGTTGCTATTTACCTCTTGCGCCTTGTCAAACGCCCAGTCAGGGAAACCTTGTAATCTCCAGCATTCTCTAGGTGTTAGCTTGCGGATTCGAAATCCATCTGATAAATGATTGTTTTCGTGATAGCTATTACTTGTTAAAGTAGGAGCGATGTCATGCTCTCCGCCTTGATTATAACCATGACCACGTTGAATAATTTTAGGTTCAAGTCCTCCGCCTTGATAAGCTCGGATTGTTGGAGCAATACCATCTATTTCGTAAACCACTCCGCATTGATTAAAATTTGGTTGCAATATTCCAAATTGTTTTATAGTATTGCTTTTAATAGCTATTTTTTGCCCCTCTCCCTTATTCGTTGTGAGCGTAGGAGCTAGGCCGTCAGCTTGATAGACTTCCCCATTCATCCCGTTTCCAGACGGGTTGATATTGCCAATTTTCACGACTGATTGGCCACTAATTGACTGACTTTCTCCGCTGAGAGGAAAAATGTTTCTGGTACATTCTCCTCTAAGATGTCCGACAATGAACACACGTTCCCTATTTTGGGGGACTCCAAAATTCTTGCTGTTAAGCACCTGCCATTCAGTGTCATACCCCAATTCATCCAAGATTCTGAGGATGGTCTCGAATGTATTCCCTCCATCATGATTGAGGAGTCCTTTAACGTTTTCAAGGAATAGCAAGCGAGGTCTGAGAATAGATGCGAACCTTGCAATTTCAAAGAAGAGAGTTCCTCTTGCATCTTCAAATCCTTGTCGTTTTCCCGCAATCGAGAAAGCTTGGCACGGAAATCCTCCACAGATAACGTCCACACGTCCGATTCCTCGAACAGTGTCGTCTGATACTCTTGTGATATCATGTAATTCAACTTCTCCTTCTGTATCATGTATAGCTTGGTAACTAGCTCTTGCAAATTTGTCAATTTCGCAAAATCCTATGCATTGATGGCCAGCGGCTTCCATGCCAAGACGAAAGCCACCTATACCAGCAAATAAATCTAAAAATTTCATGTATCACCTCAAAATGGCAGTCCGTCATCACTAACATTAGGGATGTTTGGTGCTTGGTCATATAGGCTGTTTGTGTTAGCGGCATTGTCTTTCTTTTCCAAAGTCTGAAATTTTTCGGCAACAACTTCAGTAATATAGACACGTTGACCTTGTTGATTTTCATAATTTCTGGTCTGTATCCGACCGACGACAGCAATCAAAGCACCTTTTTTGGTCCAATTAGCCAAATTTTCAGCACTAGTTCCCCAAATCACACAATTGATGAAGTCCGCTTCTCTCTCCCCATCGCTGTTTTTGAAATTACGATTGACAGCCAGGTTAAACACGGCGACTGATTGACCGCTAGGAGTCTTCTTCAATTCAGCATCTCTTGTCATCCGTCCTATAAGTGTTACATTATTGATCATTTCCCTCTTCCTTTCAAATAATCAGGCACTTCATCCCCAATTTCTATCTGGCTATATTGTTCTGCCGATACCAAGAACTTGCCATAAGCCCCAGCCGTGACCGTATAGCGCCCGTCTATTATCTCTTTACCCGTGATATAGCCGTGTATTTCGGCGCCTGCATTATCGACCTGATAAATGATGATTGGCTGTTTTGGCTTGCCCAGGACCGACCCTGCGTAGGATGATACTACGCAGGAGGCTAAGAAAAATATTAATTTT